CATTTACATAGTAATGTTGTATCTGGACTATCAGCAGTTACAGCAGCTAGCGGAGATTATGTACTTATAGGAGATACCTCAGACTCAAACAATCTTAAAAAAGCATTGGTTAGTGACTTAGGAGAATCAAATAGGCTACCACTAGCAGGTGGTACATTAACAGGTGATTTAATATTAGGTGATAATGTTAAAATAGAAGTAGGTTCAGCAAGTGGTGGAGATTTACAAATTTATCATGATGGCAGTAATTCTTATATAGAAGAGGCAGGAACTGGTAATTTATACATAAAAAGTAATGCAGATAATTATATCAATCTGACTAGTGCAGCTGCAGATGCTAATTTAGGTTTAGTTTTTAGAGATTCTGGAGGAACACAAAGAGGCTACCTTCTTTTTGATTCTGATGATTATGTCATGACATTTGGAACTTCAGCAGAAAGAATGCGTATTAGATCTAATGGATCTGTAGGTATCGGTACTGCTGGTTATGACGGTCAAATATTAGCAGTAAATTCTGGTACAGAAAATACGGTTTTTTATGGGGAAAGTACTGATGCTGATTGTTATGCTTCGTTTAGAGATAATTCATCTACTGTGAATGTAATGATTGGTGCTACAGGAAATGATCTATGTGTTCAATTTGATGGTACTGAAAAAGTAAAAGTTGCTGGAGCAACTGGTACGATTACAGCAACAGGAGGAGCATTATCGTCTCCTACCTATTCTTTTCAAGGTGATACATCTACAGGCATGAGCAGACCAACTGGTAGTACAGTAAATTTTGTGTGTGGTGGTACTGAAAGGGCAAGAGTAACTGCTAATGGCATAACTTTTAACGGAGACACAGCAGCAGCCAATGCCTTAGACGATTATGAAGAAGGTACTTGGACTCCAGCTTTTTATACATATAGCGGAGTAACAACATCATCAATAACCATTAATCTTGCTACATATACAAAAATTGGAAATATAGTTCATATACACGCAAACATAGATGTAACACTATCTTCTCTGCCCGGTCAAACCGTTACTATAACTGGATTACCATTTACAGCTAGTAACGCAGGTGCTACAGGACAAAGAGCAATTATAGCGCTAGGTGGAGATACTTCAAATACAGGTGGAAATACTCCTAAAGCACACTTTAGGACAAATGGTTCTCAACTGGAAGGATTATATTATAATGCGAGTAACAACACAGCGTATTGGGCTTATTCTCATATGGACTCATCAACATTTGCGCTACACATACATGGATTTTATACAGTTTAACAATTATGTCTATCGGAGATAGGCACGGACAGGAGAAAAAAAATGGCAATAACAAAGACAACAGTAGCAGATAAAATTGAAACTATTGAAGATGGTAGTGTTCAAGTAAGAACAGCGACTATTATTAAAGAAGGTGGAGTTGAATTGACTCGTACTTTCCACAGGCATGTCTTAGCACCAAGCACTAAAACAGATGATACTTGGGGAGATACAGATATATCAGGTGAAGATGCAAGAGTACAAGCAATATGTAATGCAGTATGGACATCATCAGTTAAAACAGCTTATCAAGAAGCACAAGACGCATAAAAAAGCCCGCTAGTTAGCGGGCTCTTCGTTTGTGTCGTCTGTATCGGGTTCAGCTTCCAAAATTTGTTGAAGTCTAGTAGTATAGCCTTCTTTAGCAAGAATTAGCCTATCCAAGTTTCTTCTAGCTTGATTAGTTTCTTGGTCTACTAAATTAATCTCCAAAACAAATGTCTTAGCTTCATCACTTAAATCAGAAATAATATATTTCTTATCATTAAGAACTAATACAGGTTCTTCTCTAACTTCATTATCCGTCATTTGAATATATCCTTCCAGTTTCCACTTGTACTACCTCTTGCATACTCTGTAGCACGATTTTCAAAAAAGTTGGTATGCTCAACACCATTTAACATATAATCTAACCAAGGTAAAGGGTTTTCATCACTATGAAAGATATTCTTTAAGCCTAAACCTAATAATCTTCTATCTGCGATATATCTAATATATGCCTTTACTTCGTCTGCTGTTAATTCAGGAATTTCTGCATTTTCAAAGCAAGTATCAATAAAAGCATCTTCTAGTTCTACTACTCTTTCAGCAGCACAATAGATTTCATACTTCAACTTATCATTCCATTCTAAAGGATTCTCCCTTATAAATGTCTTAAATAAATTGCTCATACTTTCTACATGAAGGGATTCGTCACGAATACTCCATGTAACAATCTGTCCCATTCCTTTCATTAGATTATGTCTAGGGAAATTTAAGAGTATAGCAAAACTACTAAACAATTGTACTCCTTCCGTAAACCCACTATAAACAGCCAATGTTTTAGCCATCTCAAAAGGATTTTCCATATTAAAGTTTGTTAAGTAGTCATGCTTATCTGCCATAGTTTGAATCTGTGAGAACATTCTATATTCTCTTTCATCATATCCAAGTGTATCTAATAGCAAAGCATATGCTTCTTGATGTACTGCTTCCATAGAAGCAAATGCTGAAAGCATCATTCGTACTTCAGGTTGTTTAAATACTGGCAAATAGTGAGTAGCATAGCCACTAGCTACATCTACATCAGCTTGTGTAAAAAATCTAAATATCTGAGTAAGTAATTTTTTATTACCCTCTGATAATTTCTCTCTAAAATCCTTTAAATCATCAGCAAGATTTACTTCCTCTGGAAGCCAATGCATTTGCTGTTGTAACTTGTAGGCTTCAAAAGCCCACGGATAGTTAAAAGGTTTATAATAATTTCTTTCTTCTAATAAATTTGCCATTATCCCTCACATGCTAAACAATCTTCTTCTCCATAGTCGAAGATATACTCTCTTAATTTTTTATCCGATACTGTATCGGCCCTTTTTATTGCTTCACTACGCAAGTAGTAAAGCGTTTTCATTCCCTTTTTCCATGCCATCATATGAACATTGTGTAGTTCTTGTTTTGACACATCAGCAGGAAAGAAAACATTACAACTTTGAGACTGGCAAATAAATTCCTGTCTCATAGATGCTAATTGTATAACCCATCTTTGATCTATCTCTACTGCGGTAGCGAATACTCCTTTCTCATGTTCATTCAAAAACTCTAAGTGTTGAATGGATCCATGATTCGTGATAATACTTTTCCAAACTTCGTCTGTGTTTCTACCTTTCTGCTCAAGTAACTGTTCAAGATACTTGTTCTTAAGTAGAGAACTCCCCGTCTTAGTCTTTTGAGTAAACGCGTTAGCTCTGAAAGGCTCAATACTAGGACTTGTATTACCACAGATAATGCTAGAACTAGCATTAGGAGCGATAGCCAGAAGATGAGCATTGCGTACTGTTCCACCTTTGTCATCAGGACACGCTCCTCTTTCTTTAGCAAGTTCTTCAGTTTCAAACTGTGCTTGCTCTTTTATATGCCTGAACATAGTATAATTTGTACTTTGAGACCACATACTTTCAAAAGCTATGTTTTTCTTTTGTAAATATGCGTGGAAGCCCATGGCCCCAAGTCCAATACTTCTTTCTCTCATGGCACTAAATCTTGCCTTTTCCAGAGAGTCTGGAGCATTATCAATGAAGTAGGTCAATACATTGTCTAGAAATCGTACTAAGTCTGGGATAAAAAATTCATTATCTTGCCACTCATCAAATTTCTCCAAGTTTACACTTGATAGACAACATACTGCCGTTCTTTCTTCATCTGTAGGTAAAGTAATCTCAGAGCAAAGATTGCTATGATTTACTTTTAAACCCAATTCTTTTTGAAACTCTGGTAGAGCTTCATTCACAGTATCTTCAAACATTATGTATGGTTCTCCTGTTTCAACTCTATTTTGAATCAGTTTTACCCATAATGTTTTTGCTTGTACTGTCTTTTTCACTTCCCCACTATGTGGGTCTATTAATTCCCAGCTATCATCAAATCCATCTTCTTGTGTTGCTCTATCTATTAACTCCATGAAAGAGTTAGGAATAACAACAGCGTGATGAAGATTAGTTGATTTTCTGTTAATGTCACCGCCAGTAGGCTTCCTGACATCAAGAAACTCTTCAATCTCTGGGTGACTAATGTGTAGATATGATGCATAACTACCTCTCCTTGTAACACCTTGACTGAACGCTAACATTTGTGCGTCCACTACTTTCATAAACGGGATTACTCCCGTACTTTCACTCCCATGACTTGTTTTAGAACCTACACTACGAACTGCACTCCATGTACCACCTATCCCTCCTCCAACGGAAGATAGCCATGCATTCTCTGTATAGTGTTCACTAATACCTCCTCTGCTGTCTTCTACATAATTAAGAAAACAACTAATAGGAAGGCCTCTTTGTGTACCACCATTGGAAAGAATGGGAGTTGCAAACATAAACCATAATTTACTGGCATAGTCATAAATTCGTTGTGCGTGTTCTTCATCATCAGCAAAAGCAGTAGCTGCTCTTGCAAAAGCCTCTTGGGGAGATTTTTCGGTATCTAACATATACCTGTCTTGTAGAGTTCTTTTACTAAATTCATCAAGACTATTATCTCTCTCGTAATCAATTATCATTCAAATATTCCTTTACATTTGAGGATAAATCCTCTAAGTCCATTCCTGATTCAATTAATGCTTGCTCTGAATAACTCTCCAAATCCATGAGTTCGGCATTTAACAATAATCGATCAGCGTTTTCATTCAAGGACTGTATAAATTTATACTTACTGTCTATTGGACAGGAATTGTATATATCATATAAGTCCCCATACTGTTCTATAAGTTGTGTAGCTCTTTTAGGGCCGATTCCAGAGATTCCAGGTATGTTGTCTCCTGTATCTCCAGCTAAACATTTGAATGTCAGAAAGTGTTCTGGTTCAAAATCATAGTGTTCGTCCCAATTATCTACTGTCGTTTCTTTTCTAGTAACTGTGGAAAATCTAGAAACACCATCTTGTATAAGTAAATCCCAGTCTTTATCCGAAGATATTAACCATATTTCTCCTACATTAAAATCATTTCGGTTTCCTACTATCCAAGCGGCCAAGTCATCAGCTTCCAAACCACTTTGTTTCAGTACTAGATAGCCTTTATCTTCTAATCGTTTAAAGGCATTTGCAAATTCCGCCATAAAAACCTCAAACTCTTTCTTTTCCGCGTCTGTTTGGTCTTTATACTTTTCTTTTCTATTTGCTTTATATTCTGGATAAAGGTTTTTGCGGTAAACACTACCGCCATCTGCAAGAATAATTATATTTCCACAGTTATAGGACTTAGCTAAACTTTCAACAGTTCTCACATAATCATTAGTATAGTATGGCACTTTCTTGTACCTCCACCTAAACGCAATGTTTAGCCCGTCTACTATCATCAAGTTTTCGTTATCTTCTAATTTTCCTACTTCTGTAAATTTCATCTATTTTCCCATACTGTTCCGTCTTCCGTTCCAGTGACCAATATAGTACGAAACTATACTCACTATTACAAAATTCATTAACATATAAATTGTATACCATTCCATTATTAATTCTCCCAAATTGTTCCTTTTTTCCACGCCTCATCGGCTTCCTTTTCGGTTAGGCCGCAGAATACACAGGGACTCCCCTTTGGAATCCAAACTTTTCGTTCTTCACAAGCGTGAAACCAAAAAGTATCTGTTAATTCTGTCATTCTAACCTGCTTATATTGTCCTCCTTTATTACCTCTATCTTTTCAAGTAGAGGGTGAGTCCAACCGTGAGAGACGATATATGTGTTCAATGTCTCTCCCAATAATATCTCAACTAATTTCTCCCTGCCATTGTCGTCAAGCACTGCTATAACTTCATCAAGGAACAGAGTGTTAATCTGCGATCTCGAAATACTACTCATTAATTTTCGTATTGCGAGTAAAGTAGCGGTGTTAACCCTTGCAAGTTCACCACTTGATAATGCTAATATATCCACAATCTTCGCATTATCTGTAATTTCTACATTGAGTCTGTCATTTGTTACTACGAACTCTAAACTGAAACGACCATCACTAAGTTCTGCAAGGTAGTCGTTCGTTAAATCTTCTAAATCTTTTACAAGATTTTCTATTTTATAAGCAAGTAGTCCGTTTGTACTAAATGCTTTCTTAAGTATTTCTAAATGGGTTGATTTGTCCTCAACTTTACCCAAAGCCTCCACAATTTCTTCAAGTTCCCTCTCAAAATCGGCAGTCTGTTCTTGGATTATTTCCAACCTCGTATTATGTTGTGTTGCCCTATTATTTTCATCAGCAACACGTCTTACTTCTTCCTGCAACCCTTGTATCTTAGAAGAAAGGGTGGAAATTTGGGAAGAGACTTCATCTTTGTCGAAAATTGTGATAGGCAGATTGTTGTCCACCTGTCCAAGAGTTTCTTCAAATTCCTTCTGGAGCGCATCTCTTCTTCCAATCCGAAGATTATTTGTACGAGCCAGTTCAAGTTCTTCCTCTATTGTTACCATTTCATCTTCTGCAAGTTCTCGTTTATCTTGATACAAGTGCATCAATCTATATCGATTGTCCATATCTATTTCACTTTCACAAGTTGGACACAGTCCCTTCAAATCCGAGAGTTTCTCTAAGTGCGCATCGGCTGCAGACTTTTGGGCACGAAGTGTCCCAAGTTTCTGCGATTTAGCTTCAAGAGGAACTATCTCACCTACGATCATTCGATCAGGGTTTGCAGCTAACTCCTGTGCTTGAGAGATATAAAAATTATTATCTATAATTTTTTTATTTTTCTCGGAGATTTTTTCAAAATCACTTCGTAACCGCTGTAATTGCTCCTCGTCTTTTTTCGAGATTTTTGGTAGATCTTTTATTGGCAGTATGTCTATACTCTCCAATTTGTTTTCATTTAACCATTTTACTATCGTATCTGACTTGCTGTTTAAGCTATTAATATCTAGTGTAACTTCTCGTGTTGCTTCTTTGAAAATATCAAAGTAATCTACATATTCAGTTAACTTTAGCAAATCGATAAGAAACTTTTTTCTGTTCGTATCTGTCGCAGTTAAAAACTGTAATGAAGCATTAGTGTTCTGATATACTAGCTGTGTGAAAGTTTTGAAATCTAATCCTAAGAGTTCTTGTACTGTCTTATAAGTATTCGTTGCGGTGTGAGATGATATATCCTCTCCATTTTTCCACAGCTTACACTTAATTGTAGCCTTTCTAATTACATCAATTTCGTACTGGTCATCATCTACATCAAATGTAAGATTGATTTTATAACCATCATTAATGAATCGGTTTTGAATCTCTTGCTTTTTAATTCCTTTACTATTCTTATTGAAAAGAACTTCTTCTAGAATAAGTGGTATGCTTGATTTACCTTGTCCATTAGTTCCGACAAGCTGAGTAAGATTACCTGAGTTTAAATCAAGTTTATTGTCTTTACCATAGCTGAAACAGTTATCCCATTGTAGCGTTTTTAGAGTAATCATTAAACACTCCCATAATTGTTGTTATCTTTTCATCATTTAAATTAAGTATTGCACTCAAATACTCAGCTAATTCTTCCTCTATTGTAAGGTTCTTCAAATCGAGCGTAGATTGACTACTTCGTTTTACTACTTTCTTATCCAGTAGTTCTGAGTTTTTCACATTGGCTAAATCAGCTACATCACCTTCTATTTCATAAATAGTGTGGTGAAAGTCTGTTAGTATCATATCCGCTGGATCAGTTACAGTTTTTCTAAGTAACTGTGGAAGGTCAAATTCATGCCATGTCCAAGTCCAGTCGTCATGTATTGTTATATATCCTGTCTTGACTTCTTCTCTGTGAAAGGAAGTTGTCATTGGGCTGCCTGGATAGACTATGTTTCTTTGTGTATTTGAGTGACTATGCAAATCTCCAGCAAAAACTACTGGGAATGCTTCTAGTCTGTCCAGATCAACCTCAGGTACTACGTGAGGGGGTATCTCACCCCGCACATGAATAAAGAGAGGCTTATTCACATTACATTCCTCTATTGATGTAGGCTTATGTAAGTCTGCATATGGAAGTATTGTAAAATCCCCGTACTCTGTTGTCTTGTCTACTATTGTAACAAGCTTATTAACATCTTGGGTTGCTCTCTTTAAATTTGAAAAGAATGTTTTATTTTTCTTAGTCGCTTCATGGTTTCCATCGTAAATGTAGGTGGGTATAGTTACCCCCCTTACAAAATCGAAGTAAAGTGTGAGTTCGTCCATTGAGGGAACTCTGTCAAATAGGTCACCGCCTATTATATGCGTATCATGAGTTTTCTCAAGTTCTCTTATATCTTGAAAAAATAACTCGAAACGGCTACACGCCCACGGTAGCGGTACATTCTTTTGACCGAGCTTTAAGTGCCAGTCTGCCGTGAATAAAATCATGAAATACTAAACTCTTCATTGACTTCATCAGGTGTGTCATTGGCAGGAGTTGTTACTCTCTGCAATAACTCTAACTGAGCATCAGGTGTAGGTCTAGGTAAGACATCGTCCATTGAACGAAGATCTGCAATTTTTTCTTGCTCTTCTTCGGTTAAAGGTCTTTTCTTACACTTAAGTGCCTGTAATCTGTACTCAATATTAAAGACATTAGGTCCAGTCTTAACTCTTTGAAAATGGATATCCCACCCTTCAGTAGGGTCTGTGGGATCACCTAAGTCATCTGCAGCAACCATAATTTGCTCCATTAATTTTTTCTTTAAGTTAAGGACTTTAACATTGCCATCAGCTGGGTCAATACATTGTGCTGCATATGCCCAACCACATTTTAGGTCAGGAAAGAAATCACGGACGTGATCTTTTTCCTTGTTATTGAATGTTTCTGTATTTCTGTCAAAAGCAAGACATTCCATAGGAATATTCTTGTTATTTTCGCCTTTAATCCAGTAAACATATCTAGGTAATAGATCGCCTACTATACGAAGAACGTTGTCTCCATTTTTATAAGTATATTGGTCTATCTTTTCTTTTTTTGCTGCGCCTTGCGCTTGATTAAATTTAATTGCCATTGTTTTTTCCTTTTGCGTTATCCTCGAATTTAAAATGAATTACTCCATCTTCCATTCGAAGCAATCTGTTTTTGTTTATTAGTTCTGTAAAAAAGGGGATATGAATCAACTGTAAAGTTGTATCTCCTGTTGCTTTATAATGTAAATAGTTGCGATAAGATGCTATCATAACATACATAGAAGCTTCTACACTACTGTACTTCTTCCGTTCTACTAATAGCTTTTCTGGGTTTATCAAGAAACTGTGTCCTGAAAAATTTTTACCCCAGTACTTATATGCTGGATCTCTCGTACTGTTAGGAAGCCTCTTATGAGTTAAAGTATGAATAATGAGGAGTACCGATATTGGATCTCCTTCTGTTGCGTTCATAATTTTATCCCAATTATATTTTATCATTATATTATACCAAATTTTGAAGCCCGTGTCAAGTAGTATTTTTTGGAGGTTGTTACAAGGTGGAAACCTCATAACCCTGCTTAATATAATAACCAAGTCGTGCGCTAGCTTGACGCTTTGCAGTCTTGCCTATTAAATGTACATCTACTACTGTAGGTTGCTTCTTTCCATCATATTGACGGATTATTCTTCCAATGAGCTGTGTAAGTAACGGCTCATTATTTACTGGTGTGCCTAAAATTAAGCAACTAAGAATATCTAAAGAAATACCTTCTGAGAATATACTTTGAGTCCCATATAGTATGTTTTTATCTTTAAATATCTGATTGATAATATCAGGTCTTTCTTCGTGAGGGATTGCTCCCGTCACACAAACTGCGTCATCACCAGTGAGTTTGGCACAGTTTTTTAAAAAATCTACTCTATCAGATACCACTAACACTTTGTGACCTCGTGCAGCATATGCACTTGCAGTCATAGCTATAGAGTTTTGATACTCTGGATTATATGCCAGCTCATTCACTCTATTAGCCCAAGGGATAGCGTTTCCGTCCATGAATCTAATGTCCATGTTTAAAATATCTATTTTAGGCATCATAAAGTTTTCTTTTGGTGGTTTTAAAACATTATCTCCAAAATAATCTCTAAATACTACATGCCTACCATCTTTTCTTGTTAGTGTGCCTGTAAGTCCAATCTTATATCTAGCACAACTTTTATCTATAATTCTTGAAAAAGTTGGACTACTAACATGATGCATCTCATCAAGTATTACTAGTCCAAATTCTCGTCTAATCTCTGGAATCCTTCTGTATAAAGTTTGAATATTTCCTATCACAATAGGACTATTTATATCAAATTTTCCACTACCTATGACTCCAGGCTCAATTCCAAATACTTTTCTAACTTCATTTTCCCA